ATTATGACTATGAAGAGGGAAAACTTAAATACCACGTGCCTGGTACTAGGAAATCTGGAGATAATAACACTTCCTGTGGGAATACACTAATCAACCTAAGTATCTTCAATTATGTATTCCCCCCTGAATATTTCAAAGTCAGAATGATAGCTTTAGGTGACGATAATTTAGCCTTTATAAAACTCACCAAAGAAGGGGAAAAAGAATTCTTTAATGAAGATTTTGATGAGCGGTTTTACGATTCTGAAGACTTTGATGACCATAGAAATATTGGATCTAAAGGTTTTGACCCCAGGTATTGGTTTGGTACCGAAATTAAAAGATACATTCGACATAATGAAAAGAATTACATCATGAAAAAAGTGAACCGATTTAACTACACTGCTATGGATTTAGTGGACTTTGTAAAAGCTATTTTGGCCAATAGGGTTGCTGGACTTGGCATTAAGCCTGACATTATTGTTAGAACTGAGTACTTATGGGCCAAAAATTCATTTTGTTCTGGATGGTTTGTTCCTGTTTATGACAAAGAAAGAAAAGAACCTGCCTACGTTTACTGCACTAAGCCTGGAAGGGCATTGTTGAAATCTGGTTTCGCTGCATCTTTGGGAGCTAATAGGGCTGAAGCTGAAGCTTCTTTATATGGTGGTGTTATTGGAAGGCTTATGGACTACCATTTCGTACCAATTATGCGGGCTTGGTTCTACAGTCAGTATCGGATTCTTTGGAAAAAATATGGAAACGTTATTTTGGAAACTACAGAAAAAAATGCATTTCACAAGATTCATAATGAAGAAAGGTACTCCATGACAGATGAGACTTGGGTGTGGTTCGAACAAACTTATGGAATTGACCAAAAAACATGTTTAGGAATAGAGGCGTACTTGCTTTCAATTGATAAAATGAACACAAGAATTGACTGTGAAGTACTGGACAACATGATTTATCAAGACTACGACGGTCTCCAACAGTTTAATTGGCACCACTGGACAATGGCAGTTCCAACTAACAGCGTTTATGACACTTTTGCTGCACTAAAGAAATCTAAGAATACTGCGTTTCAAGGGAAAGCAGCTAATTTTATCAAAACTTTTTGTAAAGAAATGATGTTACCAATTGAGCCGCAGTCAATTGAAACTGACAGCCGAGACTTTGAAGAAGCAAACTACCAAATCTTTACCAATAATGACTTATCATTATGTGACGAGTCAGTTATCAGGCGAATGTACTCATTTGTGAGAGATCCTGGAAGGGAAGTCATCCATTTAGTGGAAAAAGCAAGGGAGGTATTGAGAGGTTACGGATACCCAGTATAATCAATTAGGGCCAGGAGTTTAACCTGGGTCAAAAACGTTAAAAACCG